GATGGATGACAAGTATTCAATGAATATTACAGACGGTGCAAAAGTAATTGTTTGTAAAATTAAAGACAATCCAATGGGGTATACTAGTGTAGCGTATCCTGTAGATGAACTTAGATTACCTCAGTGGTTTAAGGACATGCCTTTTAACGATGCTGATATGGAAAATGCAGTTATCGACGAAAAGCTAGAAAACTTGATCGGTGTCTTGGAATGGGACATTAGCTCAACTCGCAGTGACAACACATTCGGAAAATTGTTTGATTTTGAGTAAAATTAATTTGCTCTTTGTCAACGATCTAAATATAATCTTAACACTAACGGAGAATTCTCAATGAAAGATATTTTACAAGACATCGTTCGCCACACACATGATATTGGCGGATTGCTTACTACAGTTAAAGTAACTGGTACAGACGAAAAGACTGTATTAAATGCAATGGCAGACAATCGTTCTGTTATTATGGAAGCAGAGACTGCTAATCCATATCCACAGATGCTAGGTGTATTTGGTATGCCACAGCTTAACAAATTGAAATATTTGTTAGACGGCGATGTCTACAAAGACGATGCTAAAATTGCTGTTACTACAGCAGAACGCAACGGAGCAACTGTTCCAACAGGATTGCACTTTGAAAACAAAGACAGCGATTTTAAAAATGATTATCGCTTTATGAACACAGAAATCATCAACGAAAAGATGAAGACTGTTAAGTTCCGTGGTGTCAAGTGGGATGTCGAAGTCGAACCAACTGTTGAAGCAGTCAAGCGTTTTAAATTCCAAGCCGGTGCTAATAATGAACAGCCAACATTCTTGGCTAAGACCGACAGCGGCAATTTAAAGTTTATCTTTGGTGATGCTAGCACACACGGTGGTGAGTTTGTATTTGCATCAAATGTTGCAGGTAAATTAGATCGCGGCTGGACATGGCCGGTTGCTCCGATTATGAGCATCCTAAGCAATGCCGATGCTAATAATACAAAGATGAGTTTGTCAAATGAAGGTGCTATTCAAATTACATTAGATAGCGGTTTGGCAACTTACAAATATATTATTCCAGCACAAGCTGTCTAAAATATGAAAAACTTGCCCTGGGACGAGTCTCACTTACTATTACCCTCTCCTTATCAGTCAGGTAATCAGTGTACTACAGATATCTCAGGCAAGATTAACTATCAATTTAACAGCAATGGCTATCGCACCGATGAATGGGACAGTATTACATGGTCCGACAGTGTGATAGTATTAGGTTGTAGCCATGTGTTAGGTGTAGGTGTAAATGTAGAGCATAGTTTGCCAGGGCAGTTAAAGCATATGCTCAATTGTCCTGTAATCAATCTAGGCTATTGTGCTAGTAGTATGACTGTGCAACTGTACAATAGCCTAGCTCTAGTAAAACAAGGTATTCGACCACGTGCTGTTATATTGGTTGCTCCAGAGCTTACACGATTGGCATATTTTACATGGTCATCACCTGTGCATATGGTGCCAACTAACACAGTACACATGTCTCAGGCCATACAGCGTTCTCAATGGCTAGCCAGCATGTTAACATCTCATCAAGAACAATTGCCCGAGGGCATCGATGATTGTTATAAAGGTTGGATACACCACGAACCCAATGCTGAAGTACATGGAGCATTGCACGACCTGTTAGTGTAGTTGATTGTCCGATTCGGTTATCAAAAAATCTACAACCAGGGTTAAGAATAGCACCATACAAACTGTTAAGCAAAATCTTTTTAACTAGCTGACGTTTATCCCAGTATTCTTCTTCAATCTTATTGCCTGCTTTAATACAGTCTTTGAGTTTGGCCTGCATCTCTTTACGTTCAGCATACCAACGCTTTAGTAATCCAGGAATAATGCCTTCAATTTCGTAGGTAAAGATTGTGCCGTTGGCACTTAGCATCCAAGGTTGATTGCTGTCAAAGATTAAATCATATATCTGTGCCGCAGACAATGTATCGCTGCCTCCGTTCGCCCAATCAATGGTTAAGTCACGGCCTACTTCTTTGGCCATGACACTTGTATATTCTACTGCACCAAACATTCCTTCCCATGCTGCCGCAAAACTTTTACCTTTTGCAATCTCTGCATCGATATATGCCTTGGTTCCGTCTTGACGTAACTGTCCAATAATAGTTTCTGGACCCATGTTCAATGCACGAATTGCTGAGGGATACAGTGAGTTAATGTCAAGTGATCCAATCCATTCGTGAATGCCCTTCTTTGGATATGCAACATACGCACCTGCCGCAGGTTCACTACCTGGCTCACGTTGTATACGGTTAGGAACAATCATTCCTCGGCGATGTGCCTCGTTAATAATAGCCTGTTCGGTTACAGCTACAGCACCCATTGTCGTTGCCAACAGCACTGTGTTTTCATGAGCAATGGTATTTGCAAGGTCTAAGAATTTTAATTTTTTATCTAGCTTGTCTAACAGCAATGTATCTTGCCTGTTGTATTCAATAAACTTACGGAAGTCTTCGTTATACAACTGATCTAGTGTACCTTCGTAGACTGTCTTTGTATCGCCAATTTCCATTTCTGCAATAGCATCAAGTCGATAAGTGTGACGTTCTTCATAGGTATACTTACGGTACAGTTCTAAGCTATCTAAGTGTACACGCCCAATAAAGTCATAGGTAACAGCAGCTTTACCATATTTTTCATATTCTCGTTTCTTTGGAAATTGATTCCATAGACAAAATCTGCGTGTGTCGTCTTTGCTTAGTACTTTAATGACACGATTAACAGTGTAGGGAATATCAAAGCCTTCACTGTTCCAGCCACTTAATACATCCGCATCGTCAATTAAGTTTAAAAATGTATCGAGCATTTCTGCTTCGTTGTCAAACAAAAATGTATTAGGAAAGTCTTTAACTGATTCTTTGGCCTGCACCATTGAAATAGTCTTTGGCGGTATTGCCAAGGTGATTAAACTATCAAGCCATTGTAAGTATACTGTGATAGCTGTAATTGGCATGAATGCATCGTCTGGTGCCGCATAGCCGCGTTCTGGATCAAAGTCTACTTCAATGTCAAAGAAACAAACGTTTAGTTTTGGAGCATCAACATTTAAATAGTTTTCTTCAAAACAACGGAATACAGGTTTAATGTCTGATTCGTATAGTTTCTTACCGCTATAAGCTCTTAGTTCTTTGTGGAGGTCTTTAAGGTTTCTGCAATTAACTCGTGTTAACGGTTCGCCGAAAATTGATTTGTGTTTTCCTCTTGAATCTTGATAATAAAAGAGGTGTTTTGCGGGGTATTCTTTATAGTGACGTTGCCCTTTTTCGTCACGCTCAACAACGTTGATAATATCATTATCGCGGTCGTAGAAAGCATCTACGTAGCTCATTGTATTCTCCTATGTCATTTACGGCTGACAAACACCAAACATGCGGTTTATGGCCCGCATACCTTGCTTAAAAATTATTTATCATCCTTATATAGGCAATTAAGTCTATACTGGCAATTAGTGCATAGTTAGCAATCATACCGGTGCTGCCTCTAGTCCAAGCAGCCCATGCAAATATTGTACACTGGAACACGAATAACGGATATAGGTATATAAACGGCGGATTAGGCAATGTATATCCCATCCAGATTGTGCAACCTATACTCATTGCCCATGCCAATAGCTCTAATGTGAATCTTAGAGGATAGCTAGCGTAATCCTCTTTGATCCAAATAATTGTCGGCTTAAGCGAATCTATCATTCAGGCAAATGCTTTGTTACACCTAGAATCATTTCAATTTCATCCCACTCTTCTTCGTGCGCTTTCCAGTTATCCTTGTGGGCGATTCTAATTGCTTTGTTGATGATGCTTGGTTTGATTTGCAGTTCTTCTGCTACTGCTTTGACGGTTTCTTTGAGACCTTCTTGTAAATCTTCTAGTTCACGTAATACATTAGAACCCTCGTTGATTAAACGTTCTAATTTTGCTTTTTCTTCGGGACCGTACATTTTAGCCATATAATTCTCCTTATAAAACTATTATACAGCCAACAAAAAAGCCGGTCAACTAATTGCCGGCTTTTTGTTACCAAAGTATTAACTTACTTTGTTTCTGATAGTACGTCAAATAGTTGGAATTCACCACCCATGCGTTCGTAAACAAATGCTGCCATTGCGTCTGCTGACACACCTTCTTGCACTTTGCTAACTGCAACACGTTGAGCCCACTTCCATAAAGCGCCATCAACTGGATCGATCTGTTGTTGACCACCGCTTTCTTTAACTAACTGTAGGCATTGTTTGAATGAATACTTTTGTTGTACGCTTTCTTTAACTGGACGCTTCTTGCCTTTTGGCATCATTGCACTTTCGGTCTTCTTACCAAAATACTTGGCTTGCTTATTGCTCATGCCTTTCTTTCCGTCTTTCTCTTCACCTGACTCTTCGCTATCATCAGCTTCTGTATCTTTGCCTTTACCGAGATCATTCTTACCCTTACCATCGGCTGCAAATGCTGGAACTTTCTTTCCGTTTACTGTGGTCATTGGCAAACCGCCTTCTGCCATTTTCTTTTTCTTAGCGTCTTTCTTCTTGTCAGCTTCTTCTTTCTTAGCTTCAACCATTGATTGGAACTTAGAACGTGCAGCTTTTTGAGCTGCTGTAGACTCTTCAACACCTTTCTTAGCGGCTTTCTTAGCAGCTTTTTCGTCTGCTTCGTCGCTGTCTTCTTCTTTATCTTCGTCTGAGCTACCACCGTAGGCCTTGCCTTTTACAGCAGTTCCTGTGTGTGACTTACCGGACTTGTCTGTCCATGATTTGTCAGCTTTAGTAGCTTCTTTAACTGTTTCATCTTTAGCTTTACGTCCTTCTTCAAGGATTGAGCTAACACCTGCTAAAACTCTCATTTGAGCGTCTTCTGCAAGTACAACCTTTGGTTGTTGTGTTGATTGGCTGCTCGCTACCGCTGTCTTTTCGACTGGGTTAATAGAGTCCAATTTCTGTAGCATTTTGTGAAAGTCCATGTATTTCTCCGATTGTTCTTTACAGGCGTATATGTTATTTATCTTTTGATAGCGTTACTGCCACCAAATAAACTTGTATTTTGATCTAGGGCACTAACAGCAGTACCGTCTTTGTTCTTTTTTTGCTTGACTTTTGGCTGCGGAGGCGCTTTTGTGCCGGATTTACCCGGACTACCTATGTAACTGGTCTTGCCTCTTGCAGTGCCAGGGCTAATGTGCGGATTTTCAACCGTACCAATATTAGCAGTGGATGTTGTACTGGCATCTGTTTCCAAAAGTTCTCTTATTTTCATACTATTATTTATTATAATTTGAAAGGTATCTGTATAACTCTTTCTTAATCTTATTCCAAGACCCTTCCTTGCTAGTTTTAAGAAATCGCCCATAATATTCAAGAGCATTCCAAAGAACGTTTAAGTTAGGAACTTGTATGATTTTACTACCAACAACCGCATAATCTTGTCTTTGCGCCTGTTTAAGAATATTGTCAATTAATCCAATGCCCTTATCCCCCACAGCATTGTGTATGTCGTTGGCTATCTGCGCTACCCAAGCATCTCTTTCCATGTTATTCAGCATATAGATGTAATACTTGTCGCGTTCGTTGTGTGCCACAGGTGGCTGCTTTTTCCAAACATCTGTTTCGATGTCGTAAACACTATCATCGTCTGTTGCTTTTTTAATTTGACTTGTTCGCTGACTAGCGTGTGCAAATTCATGCACCATAATAGAACTTAATCTATCAATAAAATTCTTAGCAGTCTTTTCGTCTGTTGGTGCATGTGCTACATTTACTTCAACTGTAACAGTATGCTCTATTGGAATGCCGCTGATTTCGTGTTCTGCGTTAATAACAGAGTAGGCAACATCCGGACGATCAAGCATCTTATGTTTAATTGACAGCTTGCGATCGATGTGTTGTTCTTTCCATGCTGCTAGTTCTCTACTGGCATTTAAATTCTTAAAGAACTTGGTATACCATTCGAGGTCGTTTTTATAGTTGCCAATTTTAGCAACCGCAGTGGCAATCCATGGGCGTATCCATGATGTTTCTGTGCGTTCTTTTAGTATTTCGTATGATCTCATTTCATTGCTACCTGGAACGCTCGTTGTTTTTCTTGTCGTTTGTCTAGATGTTTCATTCCCGGATTAATCGATTTGGTAACATCTTTGGTGTCTTTAAAGTTATCAACCCTGGGCGCAACTCGATTTTTCCAATACCATATTGCGGTTTGGGCAGCTATTTCTGGTTTCTCAACAAGTTCGGGATGTTTAGCCAACGGTAGCCCTAACGCTTGCCCGGCCCTTTCATAATTGTCTTTTCCAGTTAATTGAATGTAACCTCGACCTTTATATTTTTCGCCGTCGCCTACTTTGTCGTTGCCTAATTTTTTAGCTTTTTTAGGAGCATACTTAATATCGTACTTGCGAAAGTCTAGACTACCACCTAGTTCTTTAAGACTTTTAAAATCCATAGTTTCATGAGCACACTGACTTAAAAATGCCACAAGCTCATTACCAGTGATGCCTGCTCTTATTGCGGCCTTTTTAAGAAACTCTTCATGCGGACTTCCAGTTACTGTATTAGCAGTATTGTCTTTGGGGGATTGATTAGAATTAACTTTTTGTTGAGGTTCTGTTTTTTGTTTAACATCTTGTTTCTTGGCAACGGGCATTTCTTTAGCATTGTCTGGAACTTTAACCATCTGCCCCGGTTTTAGTTTGGTGTCTTTATTAAACTGATTTAACTGCATGACAAATTGCGGAGTTACATTATTCTGTCTAGCAATAGAATAAACAGTATCACCGGGTTCAACTAGTTGTCGAACAATATTAGCATTTGCACCTAAAGAAGCAGCTCCTAATGCAGCTCCTGCAACCCAGTCTTTCCAATCTTCTTCTATATTTTCATTTTTTGCACGACCAGCTTTCATGTTGGCCAGCCAGTGTGCCATGCGAGCTTTTTCGCCTGTGCTGTTTTTAGCAGTTTTTCTTAGATCACTAACACTGGCTTTGGTATTGACACCGCTACGTTTAGCAAGTCCTTTACGTCCGGGCTTCTTTCCATCCGCAAAGTTTTCATGCTCGATGCTTTCGCCACTACCACCTTCACCACTATTACTAGAGTCTCCGCTATATCCAGCATAATATCCATATCCGCCGTAGGGACCTGGCCCGTAAGCAGCCCATCGAGATTTACGTTTGCGTTTTTTTGTTTCGCTAATAAACTCGTAGGCTCTCATATTAGCAATTCCAGCGACGTCTTGCTTTGCAAATTGCCTTGTCTGGAGTTTTACTACAACTAATATTGTGCATTTTCTGTTGTCCAGCGGATCTAGAACAATAGCTACTACGGCGTTTGCTGGCCTTACTACCTTTCTTTAGTTTACTAGGTTTAGTAGTAACCGCAGTTTTTAGTTTGCTACCTGGATTTTCTCTACGATAGGCATTGACAGCTTTCTTGCTCATGCCGTCAGTTTTATCTCGCTTATTGGCTTTTTGCCAATCTTCGTTAATGGGTTCTGATGTTACAGCAAACACATATAGTTCGTCGTCTGTGAGACTTGACAAATCTTCCCATACAAGATCAACATCAATATCATGATGATCTGCAATTTGTTCGATGATGCTTTCAATCATGTCAAACTCTTGCTGTAAGTCTTCCGCCGTACCTTGCTGACCCATGGCCGCTTTAACTCGCTGCACAACTTCATCTCTATACTCTTGGCGATTAGGAACACTTGTCCAACCATATTCAGCAAAATTAACGATAGTCTGTGCATCTTTAGGACTTAAATTTGGAAACTCCCCTATTAAGTCTTGGGCGTTATAGTGTCCATATCTATTCCAAATGGCACTGTCATCCATTGAGCCTTCTACCGCTACATCTTCTTTTTTAATTTTTTCGCAGTCGTTGACACGCTTGCCTTTGTTTTTACCCGTGCCAGGCTGAGTACCGGTTTTTCTATAACCTGGCCAGCAGTTTTTAGGTCCTGCTACACCTTCTGTTAAAATTTCATAAATTTTCATACTGAAAAACTACTCCCACAACCACAACTGGTCTTAGCATTTGGATTACTAATTACAAATTGACTGCCCATTGTTTCCTCTTTGTAATCAATAGTAGCACCTTGTAGATACTGCATACTCATTGCATCTACTAGTACATTAAAGTTTGTGTCTATTGGAAATTCAAAATCATCCTCATTCTTTTCTTCGTCAAATGTAAATCCATAGCTAAAGCCACTGCATCCACCACCTTGAACAAAGGTACGTAATGCTAGATTAGGATTATTTTCTTCCAATAATAAATCTAATATTTTAATTTTTGCTGATTCTGAAATTTCAATCATCTAGTTCCATCCCGCCATCTTCAATATTTTTAAGTGAGTCAATTACATAATCCCAATAATAACTACCATAAAATTCTTCGTGGTCGTTAATAAAGTTTTCTAGTCCCGGATAGTAATCTGTTAGCCTATTATAATCTTCACCGTCTTGAATGTAAGAAATAATTTCTTCTGCATCCCTTTCGGATAACCCCCAATTATTACCTTTGTTATATTCACTAAGGTCGGAAGATTCTTTTATAATTTCAAAGATTTTCATACTGGACTATATGGATTTCTAGGACGATCATAACCGTCGTCTTCCGGATATACTGGGTAATCATTTGGATTCATTTTTTCTTTTCTCCAGTCATGTACGGTAAACTAAACCACAATTTAAACCATTCTGGTGTTCCTGGTTTAATATTTAATTCTCGTTGTATACGACCGTTTTCGCTGCCGGTAACACTTATATTGCTGCCTTTTAATTCCTGTAATCTTTGTTGACTACCTAGTCCTGCTAATTCCTGTAATGCTTTAATTTCATGCACAGGATCGTCCGGAGACAGATAACAATCATCATTGCTGTCTTGATTTAAATTTGCCGTAGTGACCCGATATTGTTTCATTTTTTATTGTGTGCTTTCCAAGCAGCGCCATAGGCCTTGCTTTTTTCAACTGCTGTTAATTTTCCGTCTTTGGCATATCCTGCTTTAATATGCTTTACCATACGTTCTGCTTTAGCACCTGGTGGCGCAACTTCTTCAACGCTAACTGGCTGCTTGTGTTTTTGACCACGTACCTGCTGCACAGATTTTTTTGAATCTTTGTGTTGACCTGAACCACTAGTCTTTGCATTCTTTGCAACAAAATTTCTAGGTGTAGTAGCTGGCACAGTATTTGACTTAGTTGCCTCTCCGATACTTTCTTCTGGATAACTACGCTCTTCAATTTCGTACTCGACGTCTCTGATTGCACTTGCAACTTCTTCTTCGATATAAAAAATTGCAGAGGTTGCTTCCCTTAGTTTCTCAGTGATGTTTCTAACATCGTATTCCGATACACCTGCAATTTTAGCAATTTCATCTAGTCCCGATGCTTCGCTTTCGATTTCTTCAATTTGGGCATATAGTTCTCGAGTCTTAGCTTTGGTCGCAGCATATGCGGTCTCTAATTCACTTAGACGTTTTTGTAATTGTTCATCACTGAATTTCGCCCAACGACTTTCATATTTTTGTTCTTCGTTGATGGCTTTTTTTCTATTTGTAAATAACTCATTCAGTCTCATGATGATAATCGCCTTTTTTAATAAACTCCGCCTGCTCTTTAGCAACAGTGTGGGCCAACTCTAATAATGCTTCGTCTGTAAAGATCTCATCTTTACTGTGAAGTAGATCGTATTCTTCGCAATATGCTTCACTGCATTTTTTTAACGGTTCGATATAGACTTTGTATACATCTTCGTCGTCAAATTGCTGTTTATGTTTTTTAACAGCCGGAAAGAATATCTTAGACAACATTTCGTCATTGTTGCTAATCCAAAATTTTAAATCATCCAAGTAGTCAACATCCGAATCAAATTTTTGATCCGCATCCTTAACTGGATAAAACAATTCCATTAGTTTCATAATGAGTCCTGGTTATCTTTTGATTTCATGTAATCACGGGCGGTGTCTAGATAATCAACAGCCATGGTAATCTTTGATTGAACCCATTCTGGAAGATTTTCGTCAGCATCTAAAATACTACGTAATTCTGCTGCGGCAGCTTCTGCGGTGGTAAGTTGACCCTTGGCCATTCCTGCTTCATCATCATATTCTGATGAGTCATCAAACGCTTCTTTTACAGATAGGCCGTTTTCTTTGGCTTCTTTGTTAAGATCAGCAAGACGCTGCATAATAGCTTGTTTAATGGTAGGATCGTCGGACGCTGGGTCCGTTTGGAGGTCTTGTAATGCCTTGCGTTTAGCGGCATAGTCCTCGGCTGGGTTATTAGGATTCAATGCTGTTTCGAACATTGTAACCTGTAATTTTATAATAATATCGCGCATAGTATGTTCCAAAAGGATATACTATATTTATCGCGATTGTTTATATGGTTACATATTCGTAGACGGCACCTATAGCGTCACTATTCTTTAATTTAAGCATTAAAAGCGACTTTTCGTTGTCTACAAACACGTATCTGCGATCCCAATTCCATCTAGTGTTCATAAACCATTCTTCTACTGCGCTAGAAATTCGAATAGTGTCTCCGCTGTTTTTAACAAACTCTACAAATTCTGATCGTTTGCTATCGCCAGTTGGCAATTTATGAGGTGTTAGGAATACCTTAAATTGATATTTTTTATGCGGAAGATGCTTGCATAATACCCGCTTCTGATCACTTAGTAAATGTTCTGTCTGCGGAGTTGGTGCAAATCTACGCCAGGTAAACAATGCAAATTCTCTGCTAGCTTCTTCAAAGAATAGTTTGTCGTTTGTGTAAATGTCAATTGCATCGCTTTCAATTCGTGTTCCGTATACTTCTTTTGGCCACTTAGACAGAATGTCTGCTAGTGCATACATATTGCGATTATTGTTGTATGCTTTATCGTAAGTGGCATACATGTTTTGTTTGTCATGTGGCTGCGACAAAAATTCTTTAATCTCGTCACAGCTTTTATAGCGAAGAAGCGAAGCCCCCGGGCACCGGAGGCTAAGCTTGTAATGCCATTTATTGTAAAATTTACGTTTAACGGGCCTGGTCGAAATCATGTAGTGATATTAGTAAAACCAATCTCTGCAACTTCGACGTCTGGCTTAACTAGTTTCTTTTTGTTATCAGCAATATCAAAATCTAGTTTTCCATCAACAACTGTTATAGTGATCTTGCCACCGCCTTGCAATTCTCCAAATAGAATTTTGCGACTCAGCGGACTTTTAATCTCTGTATCAATAACACGTTGCAGCGGACGAGCACCCATTTTACTATCAAAGCCCTTTTCTGCTAGATACCTAATAGCATCTTTATTAGCATTAATAGTGATGTTTTTATCTTTTAGTAGACCAGACAACTCAGAAACAAACTTTTCAACAATACTATAAACAATATCCTGACCTAGTTTATTGAACTTAATAGTGGCATCTAATCGATTGCGAAACTCTGGTTTAAAGAATTTCTTAACTGCTTTATCGTCCTCGCCTGTGCGTTCAGCACTGCCAAAACCAATTACACTCTTTTCGCTGTCAGCAGCACCTAGATTACTTGTCATAATCAAAATTGTATTGCGACCGTCTGCTACTTTACCGTTGGAACCTGTTACAAATCCATTATCCATAAATTGCAACATAATGTTAGAAACATCCGGATGTGCTTTTTCAATTTCATCTAGCAATAAAACGCAGTTGGGATTTTCCTGCAATTTAGTAATCAATTGACCTGCATTATCATCAAATCCAACATAGCCCGGAGGAGCGCCGATCAATTTAGCAACTGAATGCTTTTCCTGGAATTCGCTCATATCGAAACGAATCAAAGGCATTGACATCTTTTCTGCAAGTTGTTTAGCAGTTTCTGTTTTACCGCAGCCAGTTGGACCAAGGAATAGAAAACTACCGATCGGTTTGTTAGGGCTTTTCATTCCGGCTTGTGCCACAAAAATTTTATCTAGCAAATTATCGACCGCACTATCTTGACCAAACACAGCAGCTTTAATATTCTTTTCTAGGTTGCCAAGATTTTTACTTTCTTTTTGTGCAATATTTTCAACAGGCATATTAATCATCTTACTGACTTCAAACATAATTTGTTCAACATCAACAATATTAATAACATCTGTGGTATCGTCATCACGCAATTTGTAACGTGCTGATGCACAGTCGATAACATCGATTGCTTTATCTGGCAACTTTTTATCGGCCATATACTTAATTGATAACTTAACAGCTTGTTCAATAGCAGCATCAGTAATTTTAACGTTATGGTGTTTTTCGTAATACTTTTTAACACCTTTAACAATTTTAACTGCAAGTTCTGGAGTAGGTTCATCGATTGTGATACGTTGGAAACGGCGCATTAATGCACGATCACTTTCAAAGTGCTTGCGATATTCTTCCCAAGTAGTTGATGCAATTAGTTTAATAATACCTTTTGTAAGTATTGGTTTGAGAATATTTGCTAGGTCGTTGGCGCTTTGATTAGCAGCCCCTGCACCCTGCATCATATGTGCTTCGTCGATGAAAAGAATAATATTGCCTTTCTTTTCCAATGCAGCTAATACAGCCTTAATCCGTTCTTCAAAGTCTCCACGATACTTACTGCCGGCAAGTAGAGCACTGATGTCTAATGTGTATACTTGATGATCCTGGATAAACTTAGGAACTTTCTTTTCGTGAATTTTACGTGCTAGTGCTTCGGCAATAGCAGTCTTGCCTACACCAGGATCACCAACCATTAGCACGTTACATTTATTACGTCGAGCAAGTACCAATTGAACTTTTTCAAGTTCTTCGTCCCGCCCAATTACAGGATCGATCTTTTTCTGTTTAGCTTGTAGTGACAGATTGGAACAAAATGAATTAATAATTTTCTCTACCTGATTTGAATTTGTTATTTGATTAGGTTCTTCATTTTCTTCACCGCCAAAGTTTTCTTGGCAATATTTAATAAATTTTTCTTTGCTAATCCCACCCTTGGACAAATAGTAATATGCAAACGAATTCTTTTCACTGAGCATACTTACTAATACATCGATTGGTTCAATGGTTTGCCTTCCACTAAACAGTACTTGTGTAAAGCAGCGATTTAATACACGCTCTACACTGTTTGTTTTTTTAGGTTTATCGCCGTCGGAATTTTTAAGCTCATCAAGATTATTTTTAACAAATAATGCTAATTGCTCTTTAATGTATTTTGAATTAGCACCGAATTCTTCTAGAATTTTAAAAGAGTCGTTGTCTAACATAATACTGTATAGAACATGTTCTAGAGTTATATACTCATGCGTATTATCTTGAGCGATTTTAATAGCTTTCTCAAAGATTATCTGCAAGGAGTCGCTGGGCTGAATCATTATTTGGTCTTCCTTAATTTTTTCATAGCTAATTGTAACTTCATCTGCGACACTTTGTCTACAAAACAAATGCCATCTAAATGATCGTACTCGTGTTGGAAGCATCTAGCAAGATAGCCGTCTATCTTTACCTCGTGCAAATTACCTTTTGAATCTTGATATTGTGCAACAATCCAGTCCGGACGTTTGATAGTTAACCATAAGTCTGGATAACTTAAACACCCTTCTTTGAATAATGCTTGCTCAGTACTGTATTCTAAGATGTGTGGATTGAATACTGCAAACGGCTGCGGGAATCCCGGAACATTATCACTGCCGATTACAAATACTCGCTTGTTCAAGCCAAATTGATTAGCAGCAAGACCAACTCCATGATTTGCAACCATGAACTCGATCATTTCTTTTTCAAGTAATTCTGCATCACCGTCTGTTTTAAAATCCCACGCTATACTCGGTGTAGTAAGCGTATCATGAACACCTAATTTAATTTCCATGTTTAAGTCTGGTGACAAGTTCTCGTTGCTCTTCTGTTAAATTTTTAGGAATGCCAACTTTAACTTTAACCATTAGTTTACCTTTAATTTTATTATGCACATCTGGTAATCCTTCGTTAGAACAACTAAACACTGTGTCAGGCTGTGTTCCTGGTGGAATAGTGATGCTAATTACTCTGTTGTCTAGGGTATGAAGTTCGATGGCAGTACCTAGCATTGCATCCCATACTGACATTTTCCACTCGCAGGTTAAATTGTTATGCTCTCGTTGAAAGACATCGTGTGGTCGAACTTTAATATTTACAATTAAATCACCAGGTGGCGTATTGGGTATACCTGTGTCGCCCATGCCGCCGTATTTAATTTGTTGACCGTGATGTACACCTGCTGGTATATTAATAGTTATTAATTTACGTTGCCCGGCAGGCATTCCGATCTCAGCTTCTATGTTTTTTCCGTGGAGCACATCGGCCAATGTAACTTCTACTGTGACTTGAATGCTGGAATTTCTACGCTGGCGTTGCTGATGAAATCCACCAAAGGGATTAAACCCAAAGTGATTAAACACATCTTCAAATCCAGGATGCCCGCCAAATCCAAATCCACCTTGCTGTGGCCCACCGCCTTGTTGTTTAAGCGGATCTACTCCCATATCAACCATTTGTTTTTTCTGCGGATCACTGAGTACATCATATGCTTCACTGACCTGTTTAAACATCGCTTCGTTGCCTCCGCGATCTGGATGATGTTTCATTGCTGCTTTTTTATAAGCTTTTTTAATTTCGTCTGGAGAAGCTCCAGGTGTAAGTCCAAGTGTTGAATAATATTCCATAGTCTTCATTATACATGTGAAAAAGGACTGTGTCAAACAGTCCTTTTATTTACTTCAGTATAAGCTGGATAAATTATTTTTTATCTTTTGTAGCACCTTCTACTTTAGTGCCTTCGTGTTTTTTGTGTACTTTAACTTCTTTACAGCTTTGTTTTACTTTACCGGTCTTTTTATCCATTTCTGGTTTGCCGTCTTTGCCTTGTACATCAATACATATTTTTTTAGTTTTTGGAGCTTCTTCAGCCATTGCTGGATTATTCCATGACAAGAAAGAAACGCTTGCTACTACACATAATGCCCAAAATAAATTTTTCATATTTTTTCCTTATAGTTCTGGTTCTGCTGGTTGTACAGGCATTGCTTTTCCTGTACTAGATATTGCCGGCGCTGCTGGAGCAACAGCAACTGGTGCTATTGGAGTTGTACCCCAACTTGGTGCTGGTGTAAAACTTGTGCTTGGTGCAGCAACCGGCATTGGTGCAGGTGCGCTAAAATTGCTTGATGGTACTTGTGCTCCACCATTGTTTGCTCCACCTAATTTTTCTTGTGTGCGACCAAATGCCGCAATACCAAGTACCGCACCCATTGCAATGTGGAATAATCCAGCACCTTGCAAGGTCAGTGGATTCCATTGTGTAATTTGTGTATGGGTAAATGTCTGTAATAGACTCCATAGAATTGGGAATATAACCATGTCCATGGTACAGACTAGCATGTACATCCAACCCATCATTGGACGCCACTTACTGTTCATCCAATCTTCTTTTTTACTTTCGCTCGCACTTTTTACTTCTTCTGACATAGTTCGCTCCTATTTGTCTGTTACTTCTTGGCAATCATAGTTTGAATTTTTTCTTGTATTGCTTTAGCCCAAAACGGTTGAGGAAAATTCCATCCTATAAATGCGCCAACTGCTACCCATAATAAAATATCTAACATAGTTCGCTCCTATTGTATACGTATTTATTATCTTCCGATATATATTTTAGGTTCTGCTTCAGAACGACGTCGTTCTTCATTTTTAGGAAACAGATCATCGCCATATTGCGGATATTTTCTCGAACGATCGTAGGCTACCCACATAAACAATGCACCCATAGCAAGGATTATTATCATAATAGCAATCCCTACAATAAATTCACTCTGTAATTGCTTTAATCTAGCATTCCTGCGTCGATCCTCAATTGCCTGCCTCTTCATCTGTTGGGTTATAAGAACCTTCTGTTCCAACCCCATCTTTTTCATCATAGCATTTACATCAGTCCATAATGCGCCTAGTTCTGGTGGACTTTGGTAAATCATAATTTCTTGTAATTCTGTACCCATTTGTTCCAATTGTTTTTTCATTAGAACACGCTGTAAGGCACGTTTTGCTAGACTGTCGTCGCCTGTGTAAACCTGGGTCTTGCTACGCTTTTCTTCTTCTTCAAACACTGCCATGCACTTGTAGAAATTATCATAGTATACGCCTAGATGATTGCCTATTTCTGTGTAAATGGATGTGGTTTCTTCGCTGCGCTTGTTTAGATCTTTAACACGAGCTTTTTCTTCTTGTAACTGTTTTTTGGCTTCCGGTGGAACTGGTTTGCCATCGTACATCTTGTGGAACTGAGAGTCAAGGTCTTTTAATATATCCTTGACTTCTCCTGCTGCACCCTTTATGTCCTTGTATAGTTTACATCCTGCTTTGACAGCAGAAACTGCACCATTAGCAAGGGCAAATAGGGTTAGTGGATCCACACCCTTGGCTCCTTAGAACCAAAGGAACAGACCATTTAGACTCAATAGTATACCAAACCCTGCTACTGCAAAACTACCCCAGAACATGGCCATGCTTACTGCTAAAATACTTGCAGATAACACAACAATAGCTAACTGGTAAGCTGTACTTGCGTATCCAATCCATGGACTAGACTTTTTAGCTTCTTCACGTAGGGCTTCCATTTCTCTTGCTTTGACAGCAATTTCTTTCTTGTCAGCATCCATGCGTTCTTTTTCAGCTAGGAATTCTGCTTTAATTTTTGGATCAGCAGTTGTTTTAGCAGCAATTTCGTAGCTAACGCCACGACCTGCTTTGGCTTGATACTGTGCCCATGTGTTATTAGCACCCAGTGTATTGTTTAATACTGTACTAGATAACTTGCCACCGTACCATGCGTTAACTGCTAGTAACAGAGCAAATATGGAAATAACCATACCCGCTTTGTCTTTTAGTTTTGCTTCACGCTCTGAACGTGATCCAATCGGAGGCTTTGGTGCGTCCGGATCTTTTGGTTGTTTGTTGATTAGATTTAATACGCTGTCTATTAATGCCATGTTCGCTCCTGCTTAATATACTACTATTTAACTGATTCGAAGATTTTCTTCTGCTCTCTATACCATTCTTGCCATGCACTTAGCTTTTCTCTTACTTCGTTACAGGTTCCGTAGTTTTGGACGACTGTGTCGAGGAGTTCAGAGGCTTTAACGGTGCTGGGGGTTCCATCAGTTGACTCGGCACGTCCGGCCACTTCATTACGACTGGCGCTGTCGTGCAAGCTGACAGTAGACTTAGGCAAAGTACACTGATTATCAAGCTGCTTGCCTGCAACTTCTTTAATAACTTCTCTGTTGATATAAACATTTTCTTTAATCACCTTAACTTTAGTTACAACTTTGGTTTCGATAACAGTGTTAACCTGTTGGCTCTTTTCTTCTGCTATTTTAACTTTTGCTTCTAATTCTTCAACTCTAGCCCGCCACGCCATTTCAGTACCGTAGCTGCCAAACAAATATGTACCAACAACTAACACAGCTACGCCAATTAATTCTGCAGGCAACTTATACTGCCCCATTAACGGAATCCATCTAACTAATTTACTGGCAATATACAATCCGACACCTAATGTCATCAGTGCATATGTTATCCAAATAAAAATACTATCCGGAATAAGACTTATCATCCATCCGAGTTGATGCATAATTAATGAGCTCCAAATATATGCAATGCATGTTCATAATGTTTAATACGATCTTCTAGGCCAATGTAACCGCCATTGATTTTTCTTGTCATTGTTTTAATGTCGCCTGCATCTGCTTCTTTATTCAAACCAGTGCTTTCCCAGAAATAGCAAGCAGACTGGACTGCACCTTCGAATGTTTGTAGATATTCTGAACATTCTTCAACAGAAATATCTAAGCTACCGGCAAACAACGTATAGTTGTTTTTACCAGTCAGTTGAATTAACCCCCGCCCACAATAGCGATATCCGTCTCCGCTTTCTTCTGGACCGTTGCCCATGCGGTTAGCATAGACTCTATTGGCAATCATTTCGCCTTTGTTTGCATAACGTGCCGCAGTTGCATCGTCAGTGAAGTACTTGGGAAATACCTTGCGTAGACTTGCAGCTTTATAATTTAGATTTTCTTTTAAAAATTTAAAACCGCCAGATTCGTGAGCGCATTGAGCTAAGAATGCTGCTACACGGTGCGGTGTATTAATTTCATACTCTGGTAAAATATCGCATAGTGCTTCGTACCAGTGATCAACATATTGATTGCCTGGAATTACCTGTGCTAGTTGTTGCTTTTTAAATTCAAATGTAAAACTCATGTTAGTTTCTCCAATACTAAAGACTCGTTCTTATTCTTTAATAAGAACTGTTCACCAATTTTAGTAATACCATAGTCGCCTAGAACCTTGGTTAACCAAAATACTTCTCCCATGCTTGCTGAATCGAGTTGAATGTTTACTGCTGTGTTTTCTAAAATGTTTTTTGCTGTATCTTCTGGAACTAGTTTAAATTTAAGTTGCTGATTAAATGGCTTGTGAATAGTAATAACATTTCCATCTAATGTTAAATCATCCATTAATGTTTTGCTAAAGAATTTTTTAATGCCTTCGGTTTTAACTTTGGTCATAAGTCCGTCATATTCTTGAGGATTATTAGGAACAAAGTTTTCTAAGGCTTGCTCGTCAATCTTGTGAGTGGTAAAGTTTTTGTGATATCTAAAACCCCACTCACTTGTATCTGTTAATCGTTTTAGTCCTTCGATAATTTCTTTAATTTGATCGTGCAATTTATCTTTACGCTCTAGTTCGACGAATACAGTGTATCCGCCGTCCATGTCTTCTCCGCTGCTAACGTCTGCGTCTAAAACAAAACTGTAGCCTCTCTCAATAAATTCCATCATGTCTTTTGCTGGCAATCTATCTTTAACAGAGAAGCTTAGTACACAGACATCACGGTCTTCTCCCATCTTACTACGATGGCGATCGATTTCGAACATTGGTTCGATGAGATTGTTTAAATCTCCCGGACGAAGTCCTTCGTTAAGCTGCTGGTGCTGCTGCTTCTGGTTGTGCATTTTGAATATCCTGTACTTGTTGTTCTACGTTATCTTGTTCTAATTGCATACCTGCACGTTGGTCTAGTGCATCGTCGATTTTATTCTGATCTAATTCTTTGTAGCCTTGATCAATATCGTGCATTAATTTTTTCGGCATTGCAATTTCAACAATCCATACCTGCACCTGATCAATTTTTCCCTTGCGTGTACCTGGACGAATATCACCGGGAGTACGAATTTTTCGTACTTTAGAAATTGATTCTTCGGAATAGTTAATTCTGCAGCCGTAATCAGTTAGGCGTTTTGCAGCAATAGGGTTTGGCATCTTTTTATGAGGCCACATAAACTTGCAAGA